CCTATTTTGCCGTTTCGCTCGACCTCACATCAGCGTTCACTGAGGAATCACTGGGCGAGAACTCCTTCAGCTCTGACCCGCGTGTGGTGGCGGAGTGCGGCGCATCCTTTGTCGAAGGACTCTCGCGGCACAAAATTCTGGCGTGCGGAAAGCACTTCCCCGGCCTTGCCAGCGTGCCACCCGCGACCCAAAGTAAATTGCCGATCAGCATGCGGTCGATGGCTGAACTTTGGCGCTCAGACCTTGTCCCCTATAGGGAAGTGCTGCCGCGGCTTCCACTGGTCCTTATGAGTGCGGCCGCCTACAAGGCCTACAATTTTGATTATCCGCGGTCAGCTGTCCTTTCGGCGCAAGTTGTGGAAGGATTGCTCCGCGCCAAGTTCGGCTTTGGTGGTGTGGTGGTGGCCCCTCATCTTGAATCTCCGCCGGTGCGAGGGGTTCTGGATATGGGCCAGGCAGCAGTGCAATCCCTTAGCGCCGGGTGCGACGTGCTGCTCGTTGAAAATGAGGAGTCGTGGCGGGCCATGCGACCAGAGATTGTGTAGGTGCTCGCATCCGGCAAGCTCCCGAGCGAGCGACTGGAGCAGTCCGTAGGGCGCCTTCGCGCGGTGAAAAGAGGGTGGGCGCCGCCGAAAGGCCCGTTTTCGAAAAAAGCCTGGGACCGGCTGATGCGGAGGTTTGAAGAGTTCAATTCGGGCGCTTAATTAGAGGAAGAACCGTGATTCGCGGCACGGAAGCGCGGATTGATGTGACCGTGGCGGCCCCCCGGCAGGGACCTACCGTGAATAGCCGCAGGTTTTAACCTGCGGAAGACAGCCCGAACAGAAGAGACCAACCCCGCAAGGGGTTGACGCCCCCTGCGAATGTGCGGCCTCTTCAGGGCCGCGACCTTTTTTGAGCGCCGTTATCCGTAGGTTGAAACCTACGGCTATTCACCGTAGGCCCCTGCGGGGCCGAATCGTCTACTTCAAGCCGATGAACACCGTAAACGTGCTGCCCGCCGTGGACTGCGCCGTCAGCGCGCGGCCCAGCACTACGGAACTGATGCCGTTGCCGCTGAAGCTGAGGGTCACGGTCGGATTGGTCGTGCCCATCACCACGGTGGTGCTCCCGGTGCCGTTGGTAAAGCCCGTCTCGGTGACGGATTGCGTCGAGGAGAGCGCCGCGAGCCTGCCGGCTGTCGAGGTTGGCGCGCCCACCGAGCTGTTGACGGAGATGGACCCGTCGGCGATCGCCGTGGCCACGCCCCAGGTCTGGATGAGGCAGTTGGTCTGCCCGCTGGTGCAGGCGAAGGGCGCGACGCCGACCAAGGTGGTGGTTTGTCCGCTGGTGGCGGCCGGAGCCACCTGGCCGCTGGAGTTGAGGTAGACCGTCTGATACTGAGCGATGGCCGCGCCGGCCGTGAAGTTGGTGAACAGCCCGTTGGTCAGCGCGATGCCCGGCTCGCGCCGCAGGCCGCCGCTCTGCGAAAAGCTGTAGAGCGCGCCGAACAGCATCACCGCCACGAGCGCGATGACAAGATGTTTGATCTGTATGGATTTCATTTTTCGTTTCCTCCGAAGAAAGTCTTGCCACAGAGACACAGAGGCTCAGAGACGCAGAGGGGCAAGCGCCAAGCTCCAAATCTCAAACAATTTCCAAATCCTAAATCCGAAATCCTAAACAATCTCCAAGCTCCAAATCCAAAATTCCAAACGGCTGCGCCTGCTTCGTTTTGAGATTCGAAATTGGTGCTTGGAATTTGTTTCGGATTTCGGATTTGAGATTTGGAGTTTCCCCGACGTTTGGTCATTGGTGCTTCGTGCTTGGTCATTTGCTTCTCTGTGCCTCTGTGGCTCTGTGGCCATTTCCGTTTACGCGTTGCCGTTGTATGCGCCGCGGTAATCGACCACGGTCACCTGATACTCGTGCCGAATCTTGTACTGGATGCGGTCGGCGGTGAACGATAGGCCGACCAACTGGTTGTCGGCCAGCAGCAACTCCGGCTCGGCCTTGCCTTGCAGAAAGCCCAGCTCGAAGGTCTGCACCTCATCCGGGTTGGCGAACAGATACCAGGCCACCGCGTCCGTGATCATCACCGAGACGATGATGCGGTTGGGCCTGGCGGCGTCGGTGCTTTCAATGGCGCTGCGGTCGGTGATGGTCCGCGCGCCGGCGTCGCCGAAGATGTAGCGGATGGGGTTCGGCGTGAAGTTGTTGTCGGTAAATTGCCGCTCGTTTTCGGCGATGGCCGTGCCTTCGAGCGCGGGCGGCACCAGCAGGATGTACGGCCCGATGCCCAGCGGCTTGCCCGAGTTCATTTCCGTCTGGTTGCGCATGGTCGTGCGCGCCGTGTTGACGGCCGAGGCCAGCAGCGTGTTGGTGGCGATGTTGCCGTGCCCGGCGCTGAAGAAAGGATTGCCGTCGTAGATGTTCCCGTTGCTGATGATCAGGTTCATGACCTGCTGCGCCATGGTGCGCCGCGCGGCGCGGCCCAGGCGGCTGGCCACCTTGGCCACCAGGCCAAGATCGTCGTTGATGATGGTCTTGCGCGTCACGGTCACCAGGCCGCCGAACTGCACGGCCGTGATCGTGGCCTGCTCATCGGTGGGCGCCTGGATTTCCGGCCAGTCCCCTGCTTCCGGGTCCACCGTGGGCAGATCTCCCAGGTATCCGACGCGCACGATGTCATGCGTGCGGAAATCCTTGAGCGCCACGCGATGCGGCTCGCGCGGCGGAATCAGAATGTCGATCCCGTAGTCCACTTCCATGTAGTCCTGGATCAGGCGGCGGTAAAGGGTGTTGCCCAGCGCGTTGGCGAACCCGGCCGAGGCCCACTCTTCCGTGATCCGCCCGTTGGCCGGCCCGAATTCCAGGTTGCGGTCTCCCGAGATGGCCATGTAGCCTTCGCGGATGCCCCGGAAGCCGGGATAGGAGCCGTCGTATTTTTTGCCGCGCTCCCAGCCCAGCAGGCCGCCGTGGCGAACCTTGCCTTCGTCGCTGCCCATCACGCAGCGGTACTCGCCGGTGACGCCCAGCAGCTTGTCGAGGCCGATCTGCATCTTGTCGGCCGATTCCATGACCACCTGCGCCCGCCCGCCTGTCGGCGCGATGCCGCCGCCAATCATGGCCGCGTAGGCCTGGCGCACCGATTGGATTTCGGTTTCGAGCGCATCGGCCGTGGTTTCCCGGCCCGCATAGCGCTCGCGAACCAACTGGGCCAGCGGCGCGGGAAGCTTCGATGCCGCCAGCGCGCTGTCGAGCAGCAGCCGTGATTCCGCCACGCGCTGCTGCCGCTGGCTTTCAGCCAACTGCGCCTGTAGTTTTTCAACGTCCTCCCGAATCGGCTTGAGGCTCTCCGTAATCGCTCCGGCAGCCGGAGCCGTGCTTGTGTGTTCCATTGCTCCTCCGTTTATGCTCCGGTTTGCGGAGCTGAGTTTGTCTGGTAGCGCAGAGTTCGCGCCGAGCGAACTCTGCGGTTCGTCTGACGCGGCGATACCTGCCGCAGAGTTCGCTTCGCGCGAACTCTGCGCTACCAGGCTCTTTGCCTCCGCGCCAAATCTCTTTCTGGCTTCGGCCAACGCGGCCTCGAAGTCCGTTCCGGCCACGGCTCGCAGCACGCGGCCGCCCGCCGAGGGGAACATGACCACGTCCGCCGAGCGCGGCGTGTTGGGCAGGATGCGCTCCGGGATCATCACCTCGCGCTCTCCCACCTTGCCCTTCTTCATCCCCGCGATCATCGATACCGAGACGCCCGGCGTGGCCCCGATTTTGGCGGCGGCGTTCAGCTTGTCGCGCATCCACGGCTCGCTTTCGAGCAGATGCAGCTCGCCCTTCATCACCGGCGCGTCTGGCGATTGTGGTAGCGCAGAGTTCGCGCCGTGCGAACTCTGCGCCTTGTACTGCGGTTGGTCTCTCCGCGATTCCTCCGCGCGCACGTTCTTCCAGTTGCCGATCCACTGGCGCACGCTGCCGGTGGCCGACTGCTGATGGTCGGCGAAGGCCGGAGCGCCCTCAAACTCGCGCGCGGCCTGGCGGATGAATTCCGGCGTGTAGTGATACCCGTTCAGCGAGGTCCCCGGGCGGAGCATCTCGGCCTCCCACACCCAGCCCTCCGGTTTCGCCACCGCTGCCGGCGCCAGCGCCGCAGTCTCCGTGATCAGTTCAACCGCCTGATAAAGCATCGTGTCCCTCTCTCCGAAATCCCAAAATCCAAATCCCAAGTCCCAAGCAAAATGAAAATTCCAAATCCAAAATTCCAAACCATTCCGTTTGAGATTTGGTGCTTCGAATTTGTTTGGTCATTGGTGCTTGAAGTTTAGAATTTTGCTCCATGGCTACCCGCAAACCCACGGCACAAGAACGTTGCCGCTACAGCGTGTTATCCGGCGCCGCCGACAGCATGCCGTCGGACATGGCGCTCGATCCGTCGCGCCCGCCCGTGGCGATGGTTCCCGGAGGCCCTTCCGTCCACGTGCCCGGCGGACCGGCTTTCGATTCCGGCTTCTGGCTGCCTGCCGCGGAGTTCGCTCGGCGCGAACTCTGCGCTACCAATGGATCCGGTGAATCCGTCTGCGCGCCGCGCGCCTGCTTGCGCTGCGAGTCGGCGGCGGCGGCCTGCAGCATCTCGTCGGGATTGATCTCGATGCCCTGCTGCTGCGCGAGCGAGGCGACGAACTGGGCGATGGTGCGTTTGTCCACCACGTCGATGGCTTCGAGCGCGACCAAGCCTTGCGCGGTCTGATTCAGCGCCGTGGCGATGGCCTGCTGGTCGTCGGTGGACAGCTCCGGGAAGTTCAGCGTGTAGCTGCGGTCAACGGTTTCGGGGAGCGCCCCGGCGGCCACGGAGCAATCAATGACGTAATCGAGGATCAGCCGCAACAGGCGCTTGACGGCGCGCTGGCGGCTGGTGAGCATCTTCAGCGCGGGCTCGCCCTGCGTCAGCGCGGTGGCGCGATTCGAGTGTGCTCCCTCGCTCATCCACGGCACGGGCAGCCCGGCGCCGGTGATGATGTTGGTCTTGATGAGCTGCGCCGCCGCGGACTTGTCCGTGGCGTTGATGGCGGGCGCGAGCGCCTGCCAGGTAACCTTCTCGTTGTGCGCGCGCACCGAGCCGGGGCGCGGCGGCGTGCCGTTGTCCTTGAGCCACTGCTGGACCTGCTCGCCGGTCATGCCGTTGAGTGTCACGTCCCAGACGAAGCGGCCGAGCGCGTCCATCTGATTCAGGAAGGCCCACAGCATCTGGTCGTGCCCGTCCAGCCAGTCGGCCAGCGGAAACAGGTCGCTGAAGCCGCGATGCCCGCTGCGCGCCTTGTTGACGGTGTGATAGAAGCAGTTGCCGGTGAGCCGCCCGTAGGTGGCCGAGCCGGGTTCCTCGTCGCGCTGGATCACTTTGAGCGTGGTTTGCACGGGCTCGGTCGGTCCGGTGCGCAGGACGATCGCGCTGGCGAAGGCCATGGCCTTTCCCGGCAGGCCCGCCAGCGTGGCGTACTCGACGCCGTCGATCCAGTAGGGGTCGATGTAGCCCAGGCGCGTCTTGCCGCTGATGGGGTTCGACGTGGCGTACCAGACGGTCTCGCCGAAGATCGAGGTGTCGCGGACGATGTGCTCCAGGTTCTCATCCATCTGATTGACGGGATCGGTCCAGAACTCCTCAATGACTTCCTGCACGCGCCGATCTTGGGCCGTGTAGCTGATGCCCTCGCCGACGATGAAGTCCTTGATCAGCTCGACAATGCGGTGCGCCTGCGGGTTGGTGACGTACAGGTAATAGCAGACCCGCTGCATGTTCCACTGCATCGGCGGGAGCAGATCGCGCCACGGCGACGTCGGCTGCGAGATGCGCCGGAACCCGCCCTCGAAATCCGCCGGCGAGCCATAAAACACCAGCGGCGCATAGTCTTCGGCGACGCGTGAATAATGGTTTGGTAGCGCAGAGTTCGCGCTCTTCGAACTCTGCGGCACGTAGCTCGCGGCCGCGCGCCTGGCCTCGCTCAGATCCAGCAATGTCAAATTCGTAGCCACGATTGCCTCGCTTCCGTCTGATCCTGCTGCTTCTGCCGCATCGCGGCAGCCTGAAGGTAGGCCGGCCTTTTAAGGCCGGTAACATTCGCCGCGCGAGATCCCCGTCGCGTAGCGACGATTGAGGGTTCGCCCCCGGTTCAGGCGTCGCTACGCGACGCATCGCATTTGCATACCCGTCAACCGGGGGATGAATCCCCCGGCTACCTCCGCGTCATCGCTACGCGATTTCCATACGCTCCGGCTCGGATTCGGAATCCGCGCTTCGGCTGCCTCGCAGCATCCCTCGTCCCACGTATTCCCGCGACCACAGCGACGGCCGGGGGCGCCGATCCTCGCGTTCCCCGCCGGTCCAAATTGACGAAGGCTGCGTGCCGCGCGAATTTTGCTCTGCCACGTCGTCGTTGCCATAACAGGCAGCCTCGACGTTCGAATCGGCGGCCAGGTCGGCCAGGGCCTTGGCCCAGAAAATGTCGGCGTGGCCGGCGTCGGTGCGCGCCGCGTCGAAGCGCAGATTTCCGCTGGCCGTCGACTCGCGCTTGATGGCCGCCAGATCGCGCTCGATGTTCGGCGCGTTTTCCGGAATCTTGTCCAGGCGCTGCTCCATGCGGCGGCGCACCAGAATGGCCATGCTCTCTTTGCGCTCGGCGGTGAAGGTGACGCCCTCCACCTTGGGGCCGAACTTCTCTTGCAGCCGCTCGACCAGCGCCATGCCGATGCCGGTCTGGTCGATTGACGCGCGGCGCACGCGCGGATGCGCGACGAGCGAGGCGAGCACTTCGAACTGCCGCTCGAACGGGGCGCGGTCGAGCGTGATCAGTCCCCGGCAGATGGCCACGTCCGCCGCGCGCTCGTCAATCCAGATCTCGGTGCGGTCGCGCTTGCGGCCAATGTCGGCGCCCACGAAAAGGTTTGCTGGGCCGGGAACGCCAATCTCCCGATTGGCGTCGCCGATCGGGAGATCGGCGTTCCCAGGGTCCCATTCCAGCGATGCCAACGGCGAGCGGGCGGCGGCAATGAGATCGAGACCGATCCACATCTCGGCGGCGCTCAGGAACTGGCAGCGGAATTCCTGGTTCCAGGTCTCGTCGTCGCCGGCGGCGTCGCGCAAGGCATCGAGATCGAGCGTCGGAACAATCTCTTTGAGCTGCGGCGCTGCCGTATAGATATCGATCCAATGGGCGGACCAGATGCCCTGGGAACGCCAGCCTCCCGGCTGGCCCGCTGCGCCGGCCGGGAGGCCGGCGTTCCCAGGAGGGCGGCCGGAAACCAAATCGCAATACCGCGCCAGCTCGTAATACTTGCCGGTCTGGTAATGCGGCGCGGAGCAGACGATCATGCGGTGGCCGCGTAGCGTGTTGGGGAACGCGCCTTTCCATAATTCGTAGGAGTCGCGGTGAAAGGCGAATTCGTCGAGGAAGAAGTTGCCGGGGAAGCCGCGGCCGGCGTCGGGGTGCGCGGTGAGGGCCTGAATCTCCGAGGCGTTGGGCAGCGTGATGACGAAGCTCGCGATGCGCGCGCCGTCGAAGAACATGTCGGTGGGCTGCACCTCGTCGCCGGCCAGAGCCACGCGCATGGCCGCGAGGTGGTTGCGAACCTCGCGCATGGCTTCCTTGGCCGTGTCCTGCGTGCGCGAGATGATGCGCCAGCGCTGGCGGCGCTCAACCGAGCTTTGGGCGATCTCGAGCGTGGTGGCGAAGGTCAGGCCGATCTGCCGGCTTTTGACCGCGATCTTGAACTGGGACCGGTCGGCCATCCACCGCCTCTGATACTCGGTAAGCTGAATCGCCGGTGTGTTTTTCAGCGCCATAATTGTTCCCGTGGGTCTTCTGCCCGCGAAATCCCAAAATCCAAATCCCAAATCTCAAACAAGATCAAAATTCCAAATCCAAAATGCCAAACCACTCCGTTTGAGCTTGGTAGCGCAGAGTTCGCGCCGAGCGAACTGTGCGGTTTGTCTCGTCTCGCGCCTCTGCGCTTGACCCATGGCTCACGCCATGGGCCACAATCTGCCGCCCCTGCCGGGGCTTGGATCTCTGTTTGCCGATCCAACCCAGGGCGTTGCCCTGGGCTATTCTATTTCACTGCTGTCCAAATTACCTGATCTGCGATTAAGGCATCGCTGATTCTATTGGACAAGTTGAGTTACCGAGTGCAATGCCGAAAACCAGGTTGGCGGATTCGGCAGGTGCTCTCTGCGGCCC